CAAGAAGGCAGCGGCACATTGGAAACTAAAATCTACTGGTGGTCTTACAGTTAAACTGTCTGACGTAGAACATGTCGCAGATGCAGATACTCATGAAGACGTATTACAATCGCCAGATAAAGATAAAGAACAGGCAATTGATGCAAGAGATGACTTTATGAAAGTCATGGACAAGAAGCCAAAAGGTGCAAATGCAATCGACACTATTAAGAAGATTGTAGCAGACAAACAAAACATGCAAGTCAAGTTTGACGATGGTAAGATGAAAGTAGATTTATTTACAGCATCAGCAGTTTCACAAGTATATGATGCAGTTAAGCCAGAGACTCAAGCAAAAATGGATCACTTACTAAGAACTAAAGAAGGCATGCTAAAAATCGCCAGTTTTGCGATGAAGGGAATGACAGAAGGATATGCACCAGGTATGCATCCTAATTCTATTGCCACAAGAGCAAAGCCTGGATTACCTAAAACTCCAGCGGTAAAACCTGCTGTTAAACCAGCAGTGAAACCAGGAGTAGGTGCTGGAAATGCCGCAGGCTCTAAAGCAACTCAAATAAAGCCGGGTTGGAATAAAGCAGGTGCCTCGGGCGCTAAAGTAGGTGCTACTGCAGGAATTGGCAAAAAAGTACTTGGTAAAGCGGGTCCAATTGGTGTGGCAATGGCTGTAGGTAGTGGCTTAAAGAAAGGTGCTAAAGCACTCGGCAAAGTAATCGGCAATGCATCCGCTCGTTCTGGTTTCGGTAACCCTCTTTCAGCATCAAAGTATTCTGAAAGCAAGGCTGCAGATATTATGGCAGAAGCGATGGATTCTGTTGTCAAAGAAGATTGGGACGCTAAAAAAAAAGCAAAGAAAGTAAAGAATGAAGATAAAACACCAAAGATTAAATTATCAAATGTTAAGCCTGGTGTTAAAATAAAAGTTAAGTCTCCAAAGGAACCATATCCGAAAACTTACCAAACAGGCAACCCACATAAAGACCCGGTGTCTTTTAAAGCCGCGTACAGAACTTAGGAAACTAACATGGAAATTAAATTAACAGGAAGTGCAGAACAACTTAGTGCGACCGCATCGACAGTATCAGATGCAAAGAGAGTGTACTTATGTCACACAACTATTACAGCAACCGCACCTGGATTTGTAACTCAAACAAGATTACAAGACACTAGTCTACCATTTGATGTTAGTACTAATCCTTATAATGTTACTGTTGGTACAGTTTGGCTAGGATGGGCAACAGGAGATGTAGTTTTGCAAAAATATGCTTCTGATATGCTAACTTGCACAAATGTTGCAACAATATGGGCTACCCCAATATATGATAGAGATTAATAAATCTATCTAATCTATTGACTTTTAGAGTCACCTATGTTATTATATAAAGAGTGAGAAATCACTCTTTTTTATTGTCTAACTTACAGGAGATTTATATGTCAATTGATGCCATTAATGCAGAAGAAAAAGCAAAATTAGTACAATTAGTAAACGAAGGGTGTCTAGTTTTACAGGAATGTGAAGACCTTAAGGGTGGACTACGTGATACAGTACGAGCAATTGCAGAAGAGATTGATGTAAAACCATCCGTCTTGAACAAGGCAATCACAGTCGCACACAAGTCAAAATTAACTGAAGTTCGAGCAGACTTTGAGGATATGGAAACTATTCTTGAAACAGTTGGCCGTACTCTTTGAGTTATGTAGATGCGTACTACAACAAGGATAAAGATATTGTCCAAGTTGTGGAGCGTGTTAAAGGCAAACGAGTTTATAATGATTATCCAGCGTGGCGTACTTTCTATGTGAAAGACCCACGCGGTGACCATGTAAGTATTCATGGTGACAAAGTTCGTCAAATCAAATGTAAGCGTCTTAAAGACCTACACAAAGAACGCAGAATCAATACTGGTAAAGCATTTTACGAAAGTGATATGAAACCAGAGGTTAAGTGTTTGAGTGAACATTACAATGGCATTGATTCGCCAACTCTAAATATTGCGTTCTTCGATATTGAAACTGACTTCGATAAAGATAGAGGGTTCGCTGACCCAAGCGATCCTTTCATGCCAATCACGGCGATAACTGTCCATCTCCAATGGATTGACTTACTAGTCACTCTTGTTATCCCACCCAAGGCTATGAGAACTGGCGAAGGTCTAGTTGAAGCACAACGTATTTGTGACCAATTCGAGAACACAGAACTGTATCTAAACGAAGGCGACATGCTGAATGATTTCATGGATGTCATTGAAGATGCTGATGTGTTAAGTGGCTGGAACTCTGAAGGTTATGATATTCCGTACACAGTGAATAGAATTGCGTTAGTGTTGAGTAAGTCTCATACACGAAAGATGTGTTTGTGGGATTTATATCCATCGAAACGAAAAGTAATCAAGTACGGCAAAGAACAATCTACTTATGATTTATCTGGTCGCATACACTTAGACTACTTAGAACTGTATCGTAAGTATACTTACCACGAAATGCATTCTTATGCACTTGATACTATTGGTGCCCACGAAGTTGGTGAAAGAAAAGTAGCATACGAAGGTACACTGGACCAATTGTATAATAATGATTTCTTTAAATTCATAGAATACAACAGACAAGATACCGCGTTACTTGATAAGATTGATAAGAAACTGAGATTTATCGAACTGGCAAATGAGATTGCACATGATAATACAGTGAACATCAAAACAACAATGGGTGCTGTTGCTGTGACAGAACAAGCAATCATTAACGAAGCACACCGCAGGGACATGGTAGTACCTGATAGAAAAAGACGTGCATGGTCAGATGATGATGTTGAAGACCAAACAGACGAAGAACTACAAGAACTTGAGATGCAGAAGGCAGCAGGTGCTTTTGTGGCAACACCTAAAGCGGGATTACAACGCTGGGTTGCTGGTGTTGATATCAACTCTCTTTATCCATCTGTTATTCGTGCGATGAATATGTCACCCGAAACTATTGTTGGTCAACTTAGACCAGACATAACTGATGCACTTATCGGTGGTAGAATATCAGAGGGTAGAAAGACTGGTGCTAAAACTTTTGGTGCCTCTAATGCGTGGGAAGATACGTTTAGTTCAGAAGAATTTCGTTTAATGAACGAGAGGGACAAAGCAAGTGTACTTACATTAGTACTTGAAGATAATCCTTTTGATGAACTAAAGACTTGCAAAGAACTATCTGGTGCTGAAGCGTATGATTTGATATTCAATAGTGAATTGAACTGGACTATTACTGCAAACGGTACTATCTTTAATCAAGATGTTCAAGGTATCATTCCAAGTTTATTAGAACGTTGGTATGCTGAACGACAAGTGATGCAACAGAAGAAGAAAGAAGCCATCAAAGATGGCGATGCGGTTGCTATTGCACACTGGGATAAGCGACAGTTAGTTAAGAAGATTAACTTGAACTCATTGTATGGTGCGTTATTAAATCAAGGGTGTCGCTTCTATGATAAGCGTATTGGTCAATCAACTACTCTTAGTGGAAGATGTATAACTCGACACATGGGTGCGAAGACTAATCAAGTGATTGTCGGTGACTATGACTACAAAGGTCCAGCAGTTATCTATGGTGATACTGACTCTATCTATTATTCAATGTACCCAGTGTACAAAGAAGAAATAGATAATGGAATGATAGAATGGAATAAAGATAAAGTTCTAGAATTATATGATGAAGTCGCAAACCAAGTGAACACAAGTTTTCCAGAATTTATGAAGACATTCTTTAATGTTCCTAGAAAAGAAGGTGAAATCATTGTTGCTGGTCGTGAGAACTGTGCGGAAACTGCCCTCTTTATTAAGAAGAAAAGATACGCATTGTTGATTTATGATGATGATGGTGAACGCAGAGATGTTGATGGTAGTCCGGGTAAGATTAAAGCAATGGGTCTTGACCTAAAGCGAAGTGATACTCCGAAGTATATGCAAAAGTTTCTGAGTGAAGTGCTGTTATCAATCTTGACTGGCGGTACACGTGAACATGTTATTGGTATGATTAAAGTGTTTAAGAAAGAGTTCAGAACAATGCCAGGTTGGGAAAAGGGCGCACAAACACGTGTTAACAACTTGACTATGTATAAGAACAAAGTGAATAAAGCGAAAAAGGCTTTAGGCAGGGAAGTTGATTTAAGTAGTGCCCAGGCTAAGAAAGATAAAGTTCATCTTCCGGGTCACGTATCAGCCGCACTCAACTGGAATATGTTGCGAGAACTTAATCAAGACAAGTATGCAGTAGAGATTGTGGATGGTATGAAGTGTATCATTTGTAAACTCAAACCAAATACATTCAAGTTAAAGAGTGTTGCATACCCAGTTGATACAAGTAAAATACCTCAATGGTTCCAAGAGTTGCCCTTCGACCACGAGTTGATGGAGCAAACAATCGTTGATAAGAAGTTAGATAACCTGATGGGAGTACTAGATTGGGATCTGAGTGATGCAAATG